AAAAAAAGGGGGAGGAAACGTGGACGGTTCTGCGAGCATCGCGGCCGGCTATATCCGTAAGAACCACGAGGTCGAAGCCGTTCAGGTTTCCTACGAGCGGTTGCAGACGGTCTCCGATTGGTGTGGTGGCCACATCGGTACAAGCCGGGAAACCAGGGTTGGCGAGATCTATATTCGCGTCCCTGTCTTCCGGTCGAAGAACAAGCCTAACCGAGCTTACGTGGGGGACTGGATTGTGCGGGACGGAGACGGGCTAAAGATCTTCAGTGACAAATCGTTCACTGCGACGTACAAGCCCATCGTCCCCGATCCGGAGAAGTTTGAGAAGGTCCTGAAGCTGGTGAAGTACGCCATGCTCGAGCAGGACAGCGCCACGTACCACGGTAGGTCCGCGAACATGTCCGAGATCGCCGAGGCGGTCACCCAAGGGATCATGGGGATATTCTGATGAGCGACATCCAGAACAGCGAAGAGCGTCCGGCCGTCAGTGACCAGGAGGTCATCGAGGCCTACATGGCGCGCTACAAGGAGATCTTCACGGTCGTCAAGGACGGCTTCGTCGAGCTGACCAACGTCATGACCGTCGGCTCCGACCTGGACAAGATCAGCGAGATCGCGCACCGGATGACCGAGAAGCTGTTGGTGCTTTAGCGGGGATCGGGGGCGAGGGGTAAGGGGATATCTGCGTGACGTCCCCTGCCCCGCCTCTTGGCAGTTCATTCACGTTCAACCAAACCGAAAGTGAGTACGTCATGTCCAACTCCCCCATATTCGACCAGCTCGTCCGTGAGTTCGCCGAGCGTGGCGTCAGATACGAGAGCCTCACCGTCCCGACCAGATTCCCCGCCCCGAAGATGCAGAGCATCCGGCAGGACATCATCGAGGACGATTTCGACACCATCGTCTTCGCGCCCGTCGGCAGCGGTCCCATCGTCAACGTTGTCCCCCTTCGGGAGAAGGCGGCCTAACACAGGAGTGGCGCCATGGTAGTAGACCTGTACCCGCACCAGAGGGAAGCTGTTGAGAAGCTCAGCAACGGTAAAATCCTCTGGGGCGGTGTCGGGACTGGCAAGTCGCTCACGGCAGCTGCCTATTACATGGAAAAGGAAGCGCCGAAGGACGTCTACGTCATCACCACGGCAAAGAAGCGTGACTCCCTTGACTGGGAGAAGGAGTTCGTCCGGTACGGCGTGTACAAGTCCAAAGACGCGACCGTCGCCGGCGTTCTGCGGGTTGACTCGTGGAACAACATCGCGAAGTACAAGAACGTGAAGGGCGCCTTCTTCATTTTCGACGAGCAACGTCTCGTGGGTAGTGGAGCGTGGGCAAAGGCGTTCGAATTCATCGCGAAAAAGAATACCTGGATTCTGCTTAGCGCAACACCCGGCGATACGTGGATGGATTACGTTTCCGTCTTTATCGCTAATGGGTTTTATGCAAATAGAACTCAATTCAAACGCGAGCACGTGATTTACAATTCCTACAGCAAATTCCCGAAAATCGACAGGTACGTTTCTGTCGGTAGATTGGTGAAGCTGAGGAACGATCTTCTGGTGCACATGCCTTACAAGAAGCACACCACCAGGATCTCGACAGACGTCGCCGTGGAGTACGACCAGGTCTTACTGGACAGGGTCGCGAAGGATCGTTGGAACGTGTTTGAGAAGCGTCCGGTGAAGTCAATAGCGGAGCTCTTCTACGCGATTCGGAAGGTCACATATTCGGACGCGTCTCGCCTCAAGGCAGTCCGAGAGTTGATGCAGAAACATCCGAGAATGATCGTGTTCTACAACTTCGACTACGAGTTGGAGTCGCTCCGAACGCTGGCCGACGAGATCGCAGTGGCTGAGTGGAACGGGCACAAACATGAGGCAATCCCAGACACAGATCAGTGGCTATATCTGGTTCAGTACGTCGCTGGAGCAGAGGGGTGGAACTGTACGACGACGGATGCGATGGTGTTCTACTCGCTGACATATTCGTACAAAAACTGGCAACAAGCACATGGTAGGACGGACAGGCTGAATACCCCCTTTTCGGAACTGTTCTACTACACGCTCATGTCGAATTCGGTGATCGATCGCGCAGTGAAAAAGTCGTTGGCTGCGAAACGGAGCTTCAACGAGGCTCGGTTTGTGAAGTCTGGAGCCTGATCGCTACGGCGAGATGTCCGGTTTGTCCATCGGACCCGTGAAATATTTCACGTCGGCTTCGAGAAATCACAGCGGTTTTCACGTCGGTTCGGGCGTTGGGGCTTGCGAGAATCCGCAGCTCGCAGGCTCCACAACTTGTAAATGTCCGTTTTGTGCACCCCTCCCGGTGAAAACGTGAAAAAAAAACCTATACTTACCCTTACGCGAGTCTAGTAATATCTATAGATATTGTGTATGTGTATAAAAAAAGGTTTCGAAAAAAATTTCACTTTTCACTTGGGCCTCCTCAGAGCTTCCCCGGCACCACTGCACAGCACAGCCGCACCAAGGAAAGTGAGAGCTCCCCCAAATGCTCACTGAGTGGCAGCGTATACGGTCCTTCCCGGGTTATTCCGTCAGCGACACTGGCTTCGTCCGAAACGACGAAACTGGACGAGAGCTGACGTACTTGCGCAACCAATCCGGGGTCGTGCATGTTGGCCTCACCAAGAACAAGGTTCAGTTCAAGAGATCGGTTGCTCTCTTGGTCGCTGACGCCTTCCTCGTCCCCCCGATGCACAGGGCGTTCGACACCCCAATCCACTTGGATGGTGTCAAGTCCAACAACAACGTCGAGAACCTCCTCTGGCGACCGCGCTGGTTCGCCAACAAGTACGCTCTTCAGTTCGGAGCAAGGCTCTCCCCCGACATGCCCGTCGAAGAGCTCAACACCGCCCAGAAGTTCGAGAACACGTTCGACGCCGCAATCACCTACGGACTCCTCGAAAGAGATATTCGCGTGTCCGTAATTGCGGAGACCGAAGTGTGGCCCACGCGTCAAAGATTTCGGTCAATCTGACCTCGCAGATATTACACCGTGTATAATACACGGCTTATGATAGAAGGGATGAGATGCGATTTGCTCGAAAGTGAATTCCAGGCGAAACTCATCAAGAAACTCGAACGCAAGTTTCCTGGCTGCGTCATCCTCAAGAACGACTCGAGCTACCGCCAAGGCATTCCCGACCTAGTGGTCTTCTTTAATGACCGTTGGGCCATGCTTGAAGTCAAGGCGAGTGCTACGGCATCACATCAGCCGAACCAGGACTACTACGTCCAGACGCTGAACGAGATGTCCTTCGCGGCGTTCATCTACCCTTCCAACGAACAGGACGTCCTTCGTGCTCTTCAACAAGCACTCCGGTCTGACGGGAATGCATGCGTTCCTGAGTCCTAGCAACTACCACTGGATCAACGACAGTGACGAGAAGCTGGACTACCGCTTTGAGACCGCCCAGGCGGCCCGTAGAGGCGTCGAGATGCACGAGTTGGCCCAGAGGCTCATCCGCCTCGGCGTCAAGCTCCCTGAGACCTCCCTGACGATCAACCAGTACGTGAATGACGCCATCGGTTTCCGCATGACTCCCGAACAGATCTTGTTCTACTCGGTGAACTGCTTCGGAACCGCCGACGCCATTTCGTTCCGTAAGGACAAGCTCCGCGTCCATGACCTCAAGACCGGTAACAGTAAGACTTCGGAGCGTCAGCTCTACGTCTACGCGGCACTGTTCTGCCTCGAGTACGGTTTCAAGCCGGTCGAGATCGAAACAGAGCTCCGGATCTACCAGAACAACGAGGTCTACGTCTACGACGCCGACCCGGTATTCACCGCGTTCGTCATGGACAGAATCGTCACCTTCGACAAACGTATCGAAGCGATGAGGCAAGAAGAGCTCGCGTAACATACGCAAGTCGAGGGAGGGAAACACGTGGACATCGACATCGAGGATTACCTCGAGCACTACGGCACCAAGCGGCACTCCGGTCGTTATCCCTGGGGTTCCGGTGCACACCCGGATCAGCACGGTAGCGCCTCCTTCCTTCGGGATATCGAGGAGATGCGCAAAGTTCACAAAATGAGCGAAGTCGAGATCGCTCGAGGGCTTGGTATTTCCACCAAACAGCTTCGTGACGCCAAGTCCATCGCCAAGAACGAGCAACTGCAGGCCGATATCAACATGGCCCAGCGGCTCAAGGACAAGGGATATTCCAACGTCGCCATCGGGCAGCGTATGAGAAAGAACGAATCCCAGATCCGCGCTCTGCTTGAACCCGGCAAGAAGGACCGCCTCGATATTCAGAAGACGACGGCCGACATGCTCAAGGCCGCTGTCGACGAGAAGCACTACATCGACATCGGCACCGGCGTAGAGCGTCATATTGGCGTGACCTCGACCAAGCTCGGAACCGCGGTCGCTCGCCTTCAGAACGAAGGCTACAAGGTCTACCACGTCAAGGTTGACCAGCTCGGAACCAATCACCAGACCACGATCAAGGTTCTGGCCAAGCCCGGTACCGAGTACAGCGAAGTGTTCCGCAACCGCGAGAACATCAAGCAGATCATGAGCTACACCGAAGATCACGGCCGTTCCTTCGACAAGATCCAGCCGCCACTGTCCATCAGCTCCAAGCGGGTCGCCATCCGTTACGCCGAGCAGGGCGGTACGGCTGCCGATGGTGTGATCTACGTTCGTCCGGGCGTCAAGGATATTTCGCTCGACGGTTCTCGCTATGCTCAGGTTCGTATCGCCGTTGACGGTACGCACTACCTCAAGGGCATGGCGATGTACAAGGACGATCTGCCCCATGGCGTGGATCTCATGTTCAACACGAACAAGAGCGACACCGGGCACAAGCTCGACGCCATGAAGAAGATGAAGGACGACCCGGAGAATCCGTTCGGCGCCATGATCAGCCGTCAGATCGGCGTCGTAGGCCATGACGGCAAGAAGCAACTCACTTCGGTGATGAACCTCGTCAACGAGGAAGGCGCTTGGGAAAAGTGGTCGAAGACCCTGTCTTCCCAAATGCTGTCGAAGCAGAGCTCGAAGTTGGCCAAGGCCCAGCTCGACGAAGCATTCCGCCGCAAGCAGGACGAATTCGATTCGCTCAAGGGACTCACCAACCCGGCCGTCAAGAAAAAGCTTCTCGAGTCCTTCGCGGACGACGCCGATTCGTCGGCAGTCCACCTCAAGGCGGCAGCGCTTCCACGCCAGGGTACGCACGTCATACTTCCGATCTCTTCCATGAAGGAGACGGAGGTTTACGCGCCGAACTTCCGTGATGGTGAGCGAGTGGTCCTTGTTCGTTTCCCGCACGGTGGTAAGTTCGAGATCCCCGAACTCGTGGTGAACAACCGTCACCCCGAAGCCAAGTCGCTTCTCGGTAACGCTAAGGACGCCATCGGCATCCATAGCAAGGTCGCTGAGCGTCTGTCCGGCGCTGACTTCGACGGTGACACGGTTCTGGTTATTCCGAACAACAGCCGTGAAATCCGTACCGAGCACGCGCTTGAAGGTCTGAAGGGTTTCGATCCTCAGCGCGCATATCCTGCTTACGAAGGCATGCCTCGCATGTCTCCTCGTACCAAGCAGGTCGAGATGGGGAAGGTTTCCAACCTCATCACGGACATGACGATCAAGGGCGCCAACAACACCGAGCTCGCTGCAGCAGTTCGGCATTCCATGGTCGTCATCGACGCCGAGAAGCACAACCTCGACTACCGTCAGTCTGCTCGAGACAACGGTATTGCGGCCTTGCGAAAGAAGTACCAGGAAAGCGCGCAAGGTGGAGCGTCTACCCTTATCTCGAACTCGGGCGTCACTTCGACGACCCGTATTCCTGAGAGGAAAGACAGGTCCATCGCAAAGGGTGGATCGATCGACAAGGTCACCGGCGAACGGCACTACGAAAACACCGGTGCCGAATACGTCGACAAGAAGACTGGACAGATCGTCAAGAAAGAGACTGAGGTTCCTCGCCTCGCTCTCGCCAAGGACGCGCATGCCCTGTCTTCTGGGACTCGTATCGAACAGATCTATGCGGATCACTCGAACCGTCTGAAGGACCTGGCCAATCAGGCCCGGCTCGAAGCGATCCACACCAAGTCGATCCCATATTCATCTGAGGCGAAAGCAGCCCACATCGAAGAGGTCCGGTCGCTTGAAGCCAAGCTGAATCTGGCACTCCGAAACAGTCCCCTTGAGCGACAGGCCATGGTGATTGGGAACGCCATCGTCCGGCAAAAGCGTGAAGCCAACCCCGAGATGGAGAAGTCGGAGATCAAGAAGCTGAAGTTCATGGCACTCGAAGAAGCACGTAATCGAACGGGCGCCAAGAAACAGCGAATCGAGATCACCGATGCAGAGTGGCGTGCTATTCAGGCCGGCGCCATCACCCACAACAAGCTCAACCAGATCCTGAGCAATGCTGACCTCGACAAGGTCAAGCAGCTGGCAACACCCAAGAACGGCAAGACCATGAGCGAAAGCACTAAGACACGCGCTCTCGCTATGCTTCGCAGGAACTACACCCAGGCTGAGGTCGCTGACGCACTTGGCATCTCTGTGTCTACGCTCAAGCGTGGCCTGAGTGAAGGTGGTGTGTGATGGAAGAACACATGCTCACCACTGTGGACAATCCCTACAATCCATTCAGTCAGTATGATGAGTGGGATGCATGGGATCGAGCCGCTGGCTACCACACATCGTCCTATCTCGGTCGTGTGGTCATCACCTCAGACGAGCTGTCTGAAGCTAGTCAAAGTCTTGCGATTGAGCAAGCGATCAACGAGATCGTGAACGAGAATCCTGGATTCTACGTCAAGGTAGCGAGTCCTGACTCGAACGCGGTCGAGCAGTCGTAGTTGAAGGCACGGTCAGGTCACATGATTGTCTAACGATCTCACGGTCGTCGGATGGTTGTGTGGCCTGATCATGCCCTCACCTTTTGGATAGTCGATCTTGGCTTGCGCCGACAGGGACTCCAGAAGTTCCTAAGACCGGGGGGCGGGTCTCGCAAAAATGACCCCCCGTCCGCATCGCCCGTCCACCAAAAATAGCCCCGGAGGCACTTTTGGCAGGACCTTTCTGACCTTCCCCGCCCTCAAACCCACCCCATCCCATTCCAAAGCCCATAGAAAGGAGTTGTAACTATGCCAAGAAATCCTGGGAGGACAGGATCTGACGGCCCCCGACGCCATGCGCCTGCCACAACTCCTCAGGGCCGAGAGAATCAGTTGGTCGCATTGGCCGAAGAACTCGCTGAGAAACAGCTTCGCGACGGAACGGCTTCCGCTCAGGTCATCAGTCACTACCTCAAGCTCGGGTCCTCCCGCGAACAGCTCGAGCAGGAACGTCTTCGTCAAGAGAACCAGATGCTCCAAGTGAAGATGAAGGCCATCGAGGATCAAGCCAGCATGGAGGAGACGTACAAGGATGCCCTGAACGCCATGCGGCGTTATTCAGGCCACGACGTCGTCGATACCGAAAACGAATACGATGGTTAAGTCGTATTCCGAGCTTATCCGTTTGAATACGATCGAGGAACGTTTCCGTTACCTCTCGCTTCGCGGTGTAGTTGGGGATATGACCTTCGGGTTCGATCGCTACCTCAACCAACAGTTTTACCGA